ATCATGATCTCGTCGCACGACACCTTGTTGTTGTCGTACATCTGCTTGAGGATCGCGTCGAACTCCACGATCCCGCCCGAGCCGTCGGACGTCAGGAAGGTCCCGACCCCGGGCGTGCCCGTCGCCAGCGTGGTGATGATCGCCCCCGAGGACACGTCGAGGTCACCCTGCCCCGCGCCCGCGATCAGCGAGATCAGGCCGTCGAACACCCTGGCGTTCTTCGACCGATCCGTGCCGATCATGTTCGCGTTGTCCGCCGCCATCCCCGAGACCGTGCTCGCGCCGACCGCCGTGGTGATGACGTAGCTGTTGATGTAGGAGATGGCGCCGAACAGCGCGCCCGCCCCCGTGGTCGGACCCCAGAACAGCGCGTAGGCCACCGCGCCCGGGATCGCCGTCCAGCTCACCTCGATCGAGTGCGTGCTCAGGCCGTCCGTCGCCGTCGTCACCGAGGACACGGTGCTGACCAGCCCGACGTACCCGTAGAGGGTCTCGGGGCTCGACGCGCCCTGCGGGGTCCGCGTGAGCGCGGTCAGGAAGGAGTCGGCGACCGCCGCGTCCTGACCGTTGCCCGTCGGCTGGAAGGTCGAGGACATGAGCCCCTGGTGCGTCAGCGGGGCGACGTACACCTTGAGCGTCGTGGTCTGCGGGATCGAGCCGCCCGTGGTGACGTCGACCGTGGTGACCCCCGCCACCTGGCCGAGCGCCTTGGTGGCGTTGCCCCCGAGCAGCGTGCGCTCCTCGAGGATCATCATGCGGTTCAACATCCCGAGCGCGGCGAGCGCCTTGACGTCGTCGAACCCCTGGCCGGCCGCCTGCGCCTCGTAGGTCACCGAGTCGTCGACTCCGATCGTGGCGAACGACGCCGTGTAGTCCTTCTCCGAGGTCGTCGCGATCTCGTTGCGCTTGCCCTCGGTCACGCCCGGGTTGTACCGGCCCGCGTTGAGCGAGGTGATCGCCTTCCAATGGACGGCCGTGCCCGTGCCCCCGCCGACCCGCGGGATCTTGTTGCGCAGCGGCGTCAGCACCGGGTACAGCTTCTTGGCCGCCGGCTCCAGGTCGTAGGCGACCAGGCCGAGGGTCGTGTCAAAACCAGCCGCACGCAGGATGTCCTCCCGCGACCCGCCCCTGACGGCGTCCCGCAGCAGGCTCAGACTCTCCTCGGTCATCACTCCGTTCATGTTACCTTTCCTCCCGGCCGATCACTCGGCTGATGTTTGCTCCGACCTTCCCACCGTGAATACTCCTGACGAGACCGACCAGGTCCGACGCGCGCTCAGTCCGCACGATGTCGTCACCCGGCACCGGCTCGACCGCGGCACCGCTGCCGCCGTCCGCCGTCTTCGTGACCGCCGCGGGCGCGACGCGCGCCGTGTCGGTCACTGAACCCTTCGCGGGCACGGGCTTGTCGCCGAGGCGCTTGATCTCGCCGGCCTGCCGCACCACCTCGACGAGGATGGCGTCGGTGCCCGCGATCTGCTCGGCCCGCTTGAGGTCTCCGGCCTTGATCGCGGCCTGCACCTGGACGAACGGCGTGGCCGTTACGGCTGCCGCCGCGCGGGTCGCCTCAGGCGCGGGGGCGGCTGCACTCGCCGCCGCCGGAGCCGGGGCCTCGACCTTGGCGTCCGCCGGCGCCAGCGCGCGGTCGCACTGCTCGACGACGCCCGCCGCCCGGGCGCGCAGCGTCGTCAGCATCGCCCGCACCTTGTCGTCGGTCGCGGCGCGCACCACTTCACCGCTCGGCGCCGCGGCCTCGGTCGTGCCCTCGACGGTCGCCTCACCCTCGCCCATGAGCTCGTCGTACTCCTCGCGGAACATCTCCAGGCCGGCGTAGGCCGCCCACCGCACGGCGTTCATCACGGCCTCACGCAGCGACGTCGCGTCCGCCGCCATCGCCTTGCCGTCGCGCTCGTAGAACGCCTCGTAGTCGACCGACATCGCGACCGACTTGAGGATGCCGATGGCGTCCACCAGGTTCTTCGCGTCCCACAGCGAGCGGATCACGTCCGCCCCCTTGAGCACGCGGATCGCCGGCTTGCCGGCGTCCGGCGCGGCGGGATCGGCGGCGGGCGTCGTCACGGTCGCGGCGGCGGTCACGGTGGCCTCCTCGTCGGGTGCGCCGCCCTCGTCGAGGCGGGCGATGTTGGTCAGGTTCGCGAGGTCGCAGGACGGCGCGTCGACCACGGACAGCTCGTTGACGCGCTTCACGAACAGGCGATTGCCCTCCAGACGGTCCTCGCGCATCCCGAACGACAGCCCGGTCAGGGTGCCGTCCTCGATCTTCGCCGCCGTGGACTCGTCGCTCACCCGGGCGCGGATCGCGACGCCCTTGACCTGGTCCTTCTGGCCCGGGACGTCGACGGAGACTTGGTCCCACTCCAGCACCTTGCCGGCGGCGATGAGGTCGTGCATCTCGCGCAGGTTCGCGCGCTGCATATACTTCGGCATACACCGCACGATGCTGTCGACGTCGATGATGGTGCCGTGGTTGTCGACGACTTCGGCGGTCGCGATGCCCTCGATGTAGAGCTTTCCGTCGCTCGCGCGCGTCGCGCGGGTGATGGGGACGTATAGCTCGACGCGTCCCTTGCCGGGGCGGGTGAGCTCTGCCTTCTGGAGTGTCGCCGTTTCAGCCATGCGCCTCTCTACCACGACCCGGGCCGGTCGTGTCAAGCGCCTACCGGATGTCGCCCAGGGTCTCCTCGGTGGCCGCGGTGAAGGCGTCGGCGCCGTCGCCCTCACGGTCGGGCAGGTGCAGGCGGCGGCGGTTGGCGGCGCTGTTGAGGCGGCGGGAGCCGTATACGGTCTGATCCCACGGCACGGCGTGGCCCGAGGGCAGGATGAGGCACTTCTGGCCCTTGACGTACGACACCCGCACGTCCGACCAGTTCGGCCTCGCCTCGCTCAAGCCTCGGCCTCCGCGTCGGGGTCCAGCACGGCCGCTACGTCGCAGTGGCAGTTGGGGTGGTACGGCGGCTCCATGTTCCCCGAGGGGAACGCCTCGCCCATCTCGACGGCGCCTGCCCGCGCGTTGACGTCGCAGTCGTCCTCGCCGACGTGGTCGTCGGACAGCAGCGACACGCGGCCGGCCACGACCCCGGACTCGTCCCACGCCGTCATCGTCGCCACGCTGTTCGCCCGCGTGAGCTCGGTGTCGGCGATCATCCGGGCCCGGTACTCGGAGAACAGGTAGTCCTGCTCGATGGCCTCGCGCAGGCCGTCGGCGTCGGTGCCCTCCTCCAGCTCGCGGACGACCAGCGCCCGGATGCCGTCGCGCGTGCTGTCAGTCACCGCCCAGTCCGCGCTCGGGTTCTCCACGAGCTCGCCGTCCACCCACCGCATCCCCACCATCTCCGCGGACCTGGCGCGGGCGTAGTCGACCGCGCGCTTGTCCACGCGGCCCGTGATAGAGGTGTCCGTGATCCCGACCGACGCCAGGGTCTCGGCGGCCTGCGCGCGCGTGACCTCCTCCATGGTCGAGGTCGTGACGTCGACGAGCACCTCCCACCCCTTCGTCGCGAGCTCCCCGGCGATCTTGCCGACCTCGGCCGGCGACGCCGGTCCCGAGATCTCCGCGCGGTCACCGGCGGGCGCCGTCGGCACCAGCTTCGCGACCTCTGCGGCGACCCTCGCGCCTTCCCGCTGGAGGAAGCGCCGGTAGACGTCGGTGAGATGCGCGATGCCCCGCGACAGCGCGGGATTGCCAGGCGCCCTCACCACCTTGGCGCGGGGCCGACGCTTCCTCACGGTCTCGGTCGCGCGCACCACCTGGCGGTCGTAGGCGGGCAGCGTCCGGATCACGCGCGGCGCCAGCGCGGCCCGGTCGGCGGCGCGGGCGACGTGCGGGTTCGCGCGGCGGCGCGTGCGGTCCCCGTCGGCCGCAGGATCTCGGTCGGCGTCGGGGTCGGCGAACTCCTCGATCTGCGGCTGGAGGGCGAGCTCGCCGGTCACGGCCAGCGCCAGCGGCACCGCGCCCATCGCGCCGTAGATCATCGGCACCGACCCGATGCCACCGGGGTAGGGTTTGTACCCGAGCTTCGCGCGAGCCTCGTCGAGGGTCATCTGCCCGCTCCGCACGGCCTCGGTCTGCTCCGCGCGGTCGGTGTCGGCCTCGTCCATCCAGTAGAACTCGTGCGTCGTGATGCCCATGCTCTCGAAGCAGTCGGCCATCACCTCGGCCGCCGATTCCATCCACGGCTCCAGGCCCTCGGTGAGCGCGCGCTGCTGCGCGACCTCCGCCGTCGCGCGGTTGACCTGAGCGACGAACGGGTCGGGCGGCAGGCTGAACGCGTACGCCACCTTGCGTGCGAACCACTCGTCGGCGTTGTCCTTGAGCATGACGTCCTTCGGGCTGTGGACCTCCGACTCCGGCGGGATGAGCGTCGCCTGCCGGCGGCGCTTGAGGTTGCCGGCGTTCTCCTGGTTGAACCAGGTCTCCCAGTCCTCCATCTGGTCGGGCGTCCACCCCTTGCCTGCGCTGATGAAGAGATCGACCATGGACCCCGAGCGGTAGAACTCCAGCTTGTGGACGTCGCGCCGGATGATGATGTTCATGGTGAGAACGATCTGCTCGACCGGCGACAACCCGTAGAACCTCGACGACCTCGGGTTGCGGACGGCGTAGACCAGCTCCTCCCGGGCGAAGTCGACGGCCTTCATGCCCTTGAGCACCTGCTGGAAGGCCGGGCCCTCACCGGGCATCACCAGGCGGCCGTCGGCGTCGATCACCAAGCGCATCGTCGCGGGGTCGAAGACCTCCAGCATCGCGGTGCGCGACCCGTCCCGGCTCTTGCGGTTGTAGATCGTGACGGCGTCGACGATGAACATATCGTCGAGCCACTTCCTCATCCACGGCCTGAACCGCAGGTTGCCGTCCGGCCGCCGCAGGAACGCCATGATGTCGAGCGCCATCTTGTCGTCCGGCTTCTCGGGGTCGTCGATCCGGCGCACGCCGTACTTGAGGCTGCCGATCTGGTCCTTCCGCGTCTCGATCGCCATGCGGACGATGTCGGCCGCGGTGGTCAGCGCGCGGAGCTGCTCCATGCTCACGCCCTCGTCCTTGACCTCGTAGTTGAGGTTGTAGCTGGTGCGGTAGTCGCGGAGCCGGCCCTTCACCTGCTGCGCCATCGGGATCTGCGGCTGGCTCGGGCCGAACCACGTCGAGCTCGACACCCCGGCGACCTCGTACTGC